TCTTGGATGTTTAGTGGACTTAGCTCATCATAAACAGGTTGTGTGGCATCTGCGTTGCCACTAAATGCCGAATCCTCGCCACCAGTTTCTGGACCCATGTATTTGTGAACATAGATATCTACCCCTCCAACAGTGTACATTTCTCGGATGGTACGATCCAAAAATTGGTAGTCGCGGGTTCGATTGGGGCGGTATAGGCTTAGGCGTGGCATGTTGTTATTTATAGTATTTTGGTTGACTGGATATTCCCGAACTGCTATAATTAGCACTTGACAACACAAAGGAGCCACTATGCTTACAGATGCACAAAGCGCACAAATTAATAATACTGAAGTATACACTTTAGATTATGAGGCAGAAGCCATGCAAAGCTACCGGGACACAGGCGAGGATCTAATGGACGAGCTGGAAGTTCGTGCTACTAATGTTATTTTGGAACAAACCGCCTGGGACGCTCGCGAGGATTTGGGCGGCATTACAGTTTACTTTAAAGATAGTACTTTAGTAGCATTCTACGATTACGAGCAGTTTCGTGGCACTGTGTTCTAAAAACAACACCAGCAAAGATTGACATCAAAATCAATCTTTGCTATAATACATACTTAACCACTCTAGGAGTATGTTATGAAAGCCGCTAACTTTTTAACAAAGTACACAGGCCCAAAGGGCAAGGGGTTTATACAGCCCTACGACAAAGTAAAAGCCACAGAAAAATGGGTGGAGTATGCTCTTGACATTGTGGACATGAGCCGTATAATAATGACAGTGGACTTCAACACAAAATGGAAACTGGCAGAGGCACTGGAAGTGGCAGAGCGCAAAAAAGCCTGGATGTACAAGCACAAGAATTTTGACGTTGCCCGTGCCGCTAAACTTTTTGACGCTGTTAAACACCTGCCCAAAACTAAGTAAGGAATAATTATGATCGCAACAAAACCTGTCAAACCCCTGAACCCTCGTAGTGCGGATACCAATGCCATGGGCATGGAGCCTACATGGCGAGTGCAACCCACAGAAGGCCGCGTCAGTGCCTTTAGTCATGCGTTCTCATGGTACAACTACTTTTATGGTAAAAAAGATGCCCGTGAGATGATTGTAAACTACCTGGAAGCACATGACCGCAAAGATGACGTGCGTACACTCAAACGCATTCCAGACAGCTCAATCCGACTCACAACAGGCTGGCTGTGCCGCATGAGCATGGTGGGACTTGAACTTACCGAGCACGAACAGATCAAATTGGATAACTTACTAAAAGAGATTTTGGAATCCAAACAAGATGAAGAGGTAGCAGAAGTACCCGTTGATGATGCGGTGCCAAAAATCACCATTCAAGACCGCCTGAGAGAAAAGGTGTCAGAATGCGCAGGCGAACTAGACGGCCTGTTTGACGAGTTCATTGCGTCAGGAGCCAAACTCAACGCAGACTACAAACCCGTGGTGCTCATGCGTAGTCTAAACATTGCCCCACAAATGGTCAACGACATCAAGCAAATCTGGACTCGTAAACTTGTGGAGTTTGATGAGGCAGTGGCAGGCAAAGACCCAGACTTGACACAGGGCTACAATTACCTGTCCAAAATACAATTAAAGAATTGTGTAAAATTCTGTGAGCTTGTGATTTCGGACTGTGGCGCCTATGTACAGATTAAAAAGGTAGAGCGCAAGCCTCGTGCAGTTAAGGCAGTGCCACCAGAGAAACGTGCCGCAAAGTTCAAGTGTATTGTAGAATTTGCAGAGCTCAAGCTCAAAGGCCTTCCCGCCGCAAGCCTAGTGGACAAGGCCGAAGCCTGGTTGTATGACACTAAAAAACGCAGCTAATCCATATTGTTGCTGACAGCCATGCACAGGCATTTACTGTAAAGAGCAACGCTATCATTGGATTTAGCACAATAGAGAGCCAGCAAAAAACTCTGCGTAAGCCAGCAGACGTGCTCCGAGCCATGAGTGCCGCAGGCAAGCCAGCCGCAAGAAAGATCTACAAGGACTTGACCACTACAGAAACACCGTTTAACGGACGTGGCACAGAGAATTTGATCATTCTAAAAAGCTGGTAAACAGGAAATGAGATACCCTGCACATTTTCCAGATGAGCATCCTAATGATCCAAGAATCTATGTTCCAAATATTGAATTTTACATAACCAATGTTTGCAACCTGGCCTGTCCTCAATGCAATAGATTTAATGATCATGACTTTTCAGGCTGGCAACAGTGGAGTGACTACGAAGCACAGTACACTGAATGGTCTAAAAAAATAAGATTGCAACGAGTAACTATACTGGGTGGCGAGCCTTTGCTCAATCCTTCTATATGTGACTGGGTCAAAGGATTGAATCGACTCTGGAACAAACGTGTACAAATTCTTACCAATGGCACACGACTAAATCAAGTGCCAGGATTGTATGATGCCATAGCTAGCCACCAACCAGTTAACGATGGAAAAAATTGGATTGGAATCAGTGTACACAATGTCAACGATTTAGATCTATATTTTGACGAGGTAAGAAAATTCTTACATGGAAAAGTGGAGTTTTTTGATGGCAAAACAAATCCAACAAGAACTTGGAATGCAAATTATGCATTTGTAGATTCAAACGACATACAGGTAAACCTATATCTGCAAGATGATTTTTACCGGTCATCGATACAAAAAAACAACTCAAATCAATTTACTTTACATCAAAGCGATCCAGTGGCCGCACACAACATGTGTGGGTTTGTTAACTTTCAATGTTACCATTTTATTCGTGCCAAGTTGTATAAATGTGGACCAGTAGCACTTTTTCCAGAGTTTGATCAACAACATCATTTGAATATCTCCGATGAAGATCGGGAATTATTGAATAGTTATAAACCGTTGACTGTAGACGACTTTGACAATCGTGGTCAACAATTTATCAACGATATTGACAATGTAATTCCGCAATGTAAATTTTGTCCGGACAAAATAGAAAACAACATCAAGATACACTCATTAAACAAAGCCAAAAATGCAACGAATTCTTTTAACACTGGGCGATAGTTGGCCCGAAGGTGCCGAACTAAAATTTGGCGATAAACGTTATGGTGAATTGATACAAACTGCACTTGGGTACGACAAGTTTTACAACTACGGATCTGCTGGTGCCAGCAACGAAGATATGTTGTATCAACTGCAACGATATATTGCTGAATCTCATGAACCTGGTAATCAAGTTACTGCTGTGTTTTTTCTAACAAACCCTGCTAGAACTACACACTTTCCTAGATTTTTTAGCTGGGAATCAGACTTGAATGCCAAGATGAAAGAAGTATACCTGCATTTTTACCGTAAAGAACACGAGGTTATGAGATCCAGTTCCGCAGTGAGTACTTTGCAAGCATGGTGCTCAAATCTAGGATTTGATGATTATTATTTTTCTGGCTGGGTTCGTTATCCTGCTTGGTTACCAGGCACAAACACTGATAAAATTTGGGCACAAGGCAACGAAACTGCGGCTGACTGGTTTGGAGCAAGCAAGCACAACGGAGAGCACTTGCTGGATGTAAAAGATAATGCATTTATACGCCCTAATTTTGCCCATCCAAATCAAATTGGGCATGAGTTGATAGCCAATAAACTGATTGAGTGGATATCGCGTACCCGATAAATAAAGGGGACGGAGTCCCCCAATGGCAGAACAGCAACAGAACTCGCTTGAGACACTCAAGCAAAACTTAGTAGAGTACGTGAAACTCCAACTTGGTGATCAAATTATTGACATCGAGTTGGATCCTGCTCACTACGAAGCCGCCTATCAAAAAACACTAGGCACTTACCGCCAACGGGCCAGCAATGCCTATGAGGAAAGCTACAGCTTTATGGAACTGGTCAAGGATGTCAACATCTATCAGTTGCCACAAGAAGTTGTGAGTGTGCGACAGGTATTCCGTAGAACGTTTGGCGACGCCACAGGCCCGTTTGCATCAAACTTTGACCCGTTTGCACAGGCCAGTTTGAATGTGTATCTAATGAACTTTAACGTGGCAGGTGGCCTTGCCACATACGACTTCTATAGTCAGTATGTGGAACTAGCCGCACGTATGTTTGGTGGCTATATGAACTATACCTATAATCAGGTCACAAAGAAAATCCAGCTGATTCGTGATCCAAAAGGCACTGGCGAGAATGTGTTGCTTTGGTGCTACAACCTAAAGCCTGAAATCAACTTGCTCCAGGACTTTCAAATCTCACAGTGGATCAAAGACTACATGGTTGCCAACTGTAAAATGATCATTGGCGAAGCACGTGAGAAGTTTGGGTCAATTGCAGGACCGCAGGGCGGCGGTACCTTAAACGGTGCCGCAATGAAAGCCGAAGCCAAAGAAGCTATCATTGCACTAGAAGACCAGCTCAAGAACTATGTGGATGCCAGCCAACCACTTACTTGGGTAATCGGTTAAACGTCTATTGATCAACATCTAGACTTGTGTTATAATAACACATGGACTTGATGATCGACTTAGAAGGGCTTGCAACAGGCCCAGACACCTGCATTTTAACCATTGCGGCACAGAGCTTTGACCCGTTTGGGCAGGGCTATTCTGGCCAGAGCTACTATGCTAGAGTCACACTAGAAAGTCAAGAAGATCGTGCCATTGATCAAAGCACAATTGATTGGTGGGCCACACAACCTGCTGTGGTCCGGGACGAAGCGTTCAGTGAACAAGACCGTATCCCGCTAGATCAAGCATTAGATGGGCTAGGTCGGCTAATTTGGCACTCCAA